AAGCCGTACGATAACAAATTGATGACCATGATGAGTCTTTTACTAATTCTTTAGGTTCTACTTTTATATTTAAACGCGTTAGAGCAGGAGAAGCATGGAATGATGTAATAGTTGCTGAATACTCAGGTAGACCTGCTACCGCCGAAGAGTATTATGAGAATGTGCGTAAGTTATTGATGTTCTATAACGCACGACTGTTATTTGAGAATGAACGCAAAGGTATATATCCATACTTCACAAACAAACACTGCGATTATTTACTGGCAGATCAGCCAGATAAGATTATTACGGAAGTCTTTAAAGACAGTAAAGTACAGCGCCGAAAAGGCTGTCATATGACTAAATAGATTAGGGCTTATGGCGAAGGTTTGATATTAGAATGGCTACTAGATGAATATGAACCAGGCCACCCAAATCTAGAAAGAATTTACAGCGAGCCTTTAATTGAAGAGCTTATAGAAAATGACGGTGTAAGAAACGTAGACCGTGTAATAGCTTTGTGTATGGTTATGATATATAGAGAAGAACTATACTAGATAAAGGTGTCTGCTGCAAAAGAACAAAACAAATAGGTTGAACTCTTTGAAATGCCTTTGTTTGGTAACCGTTATTGGGATGATGGTCCACAGGATACAGACGAAGGCGTACCTATATTTACATTTTAATGTATGGAAGATAATTTATATAATTCGAGATTTCCTCAACAAAAATTGCCACTATCAAAGAAAACTGAAAAATGGCAGCACGACTGTGTGAATTATATTATAGGCGAAGGTAATATTGTTTCAGGCGGCAATACTCCTACTCGATACGGAGAGTTGTAGACCTATTACAATTTATACAATAGCATATTTGATGAAGGGGATTTTAAAAAGATTACCAATCCATTTAAAGTGGAAGATGGATTCCCCGCAACTCCTCACGACTTTAATATAATTAGACCTAAGATTGATCTACTTATAGGTGAGGAGACTAAGCGCCCATTAAACTTTAGAGTAGTTAGAACTTCTCAAGAAGCAGCATCTGAACTTCAGGAACACGAGAAGGATATGTTAATGCAGTATGTATTGTCTGCTATTACTGCTCAAATGGGACCGGAAGAACAACAGGAGTTTTAGCAACAGCTTCAGAACGGTGAAATAATGCCACCTGAACAGATTGCTAAGTATATGGATAAGGATTACAAAGACATCATTGAAAACACAGCATATCATACACTTACTTATCTTAGAGAAAAATTAAATCTCGACAACGAATTCATTAAAGGTTGGAAAGACGCTTTGATTGGAGGCCAAGAGATATACTACGTTGGTGTACTCAACGAAGAACCTTATATGGAGCGAGTTAATCCTATGTATTTCTCTTATGATAAAAGCCCCGATCTCGAGTTTATTGAAGATGGAGCATGGTGTTGTAGAAAAATGAGACTCCCAATTACTGAAGTATACGATAGATATTTTGATAAACTTACAGAGAAAGATCTGTCTAAGCTCGACGATATGATTAATGCTGTTCCAGCACATAACATGGGAGAACACAATCCTGTTGACGATTTTAAAGGCATACAATTACATTTCTACGACAATCCTTTGTACGATGCAGATGGATCTCATACGATCAACGTTTGGCATGTATGTTGGAAGTCTTTTAAGAAGATATATTATGTTACTACAATGGATGAGCAAGGCCAAGTACAGATTGATATTGTAGATGAGACATATGTTCCTGTTGGTACTGAGATTGCTGTAGAACAAGATTGGATTATTGAAGTTTGGGAAGGATATAAGGCTGGTAACGATCTCTATTTTGGTATACAGCCTATAGAATATCAGCATATTAGTATAGATAATCCAAATAGCCAAAAACTTCCCTATTGTGGAGCTATATATAGCAATACTAATAGTAGACCTAGATCTCTTGTAAGTATACTTAAGCCGTTGCAGTACATGTATATTGTACTGTGGTATAGACTCGAACTAGCTATAGCCAGAGATAAGGGTAAAGTGGTTAATATGGATATTACTTAGATTCCTAAGTCTATGGGTATTACTCCTGAACGATGGATGCATTACTTATCTTCAGTTGGTGTAAACTTTATCAATCCGTATGAAGAAGGGTGGAACATTCCGGGTCGTGAAGGAGGCAAGGCTAGTCAATTTAATTAGCTTACAGCATTAGATCTTACTATGTCCAATGTCATCGCTGAATATATTCAGCTGATGGATAAGATTGAAGAACTTGCAGGTACTATCTCAGGTATTACTGAACAACGACAGGGAGCTATTAGTTCTTCAGAGTTAGTAGGTAACGTAGAGCGTTCAGTTGTACAATCTTCACATATTACAGAACCTTTATTCTGGGTACACAGCCAAGTCAAGCGTCATGTGCTTAACATGTTACTTAATACAGCAAAGGGGGCTTGGGAACAGACAGGTAAACGTAAACTGCAATATATATTCGATAACGGAGAGCGTGCATTCATAGACATACAGCCTAAGTTCTACTATGAAGATATGGATGTATTCGTAAGCGATACTTCTAAAGATCTAGAAAATATTCAGAAACTTCAACAGCTTATTCAACCCGCTATGCAAAACGGTGCTAGCTTATTAGAAGCTGCAGAGATTCTTACAAATGACAACTTTAATATCATTAAGCAAAAGCTTAAAGATATGCAAACTCGCCAAGAACAGCTTCAACAGCAACAGCAGCAAGCTGAAGCAGAGCAGGCTCAACAGATACAGCAGATGCAGAATGAAGCTAAACAGCAAGAGCTCATGCTTCAGGAAGCTCAGATGGATCTTCAGCGTTATCAGATAGATCAGGATAATCAGACTAAGATTGCTGTAGCTGAGATTAGTGCTTATCGTGGTAGTGAGAATAAAGATGTCGATATGAATGGTATACCAGATCCAACAGAGATTGCTAAAGATGCTACTGCAAACCTTAAGATACGCGAAGATTCGTACAGTAAACGTTATGAAGCTAAACAGAAGCGTGAAATAGAAGACGCCAAGATTCAACTTGAAAGAGATAAGATGGATCATGAAATGGAGCTTCAGAAGCAGAAAGACGACGCGGCGATGTAGCGCGAAGAACTTAAAGCGAGAACTGCACGCGCAAATAAGGTTGCAGGTGAGAAATGAGTAAACCAAAGAAAAAACAGCCAGTGAGTACTCCAACCTGGAGTACTTCGTTTGGCAGCTATACTCCTACTTAGTACACTTTAACAGACGCTTTAAAGCGCAGAATGTACGAATCTATAAGTCCGCTGGATACATATAGTATATCAAACGCACTAAGACAGTTCTTAACATCTCGTGATAATGCGTACGATGTATACACCGGAGTTATGAATTCAACTTTAGAAAATCGCAAAACATATTCTCCTTATGTGCAATAGCGAGAAAATTACGATATTGCAGATGAAGCACTCGCATAGTATCTGTAGATTCCTGTAGAAAATCGGCATTCTGATGTAAGACTTAATGAATCTAAATATCAACCAGGAAGTTATTCGCTCCCACTTACGAATAGATCTTGGTAGGGAATAATTGAAGCGACAAATAATTTGCCTATTGGCAAAAACACTAGTTATGAAATTCCTGCTGCAGGTTTTGGAGAAACTGCTGTTGGTAGAAATTATGATTAGCGTGGAGAATATCGATCTTATGGAGACAGATACGATTTAAATCCGTTCAAGGGCTAGTTTGTAAAAAAAGGAAATCGAAATATTCCAATATTGAAAAATATAGACGACCTTAGCTTTGGTATTGGTGCTCCATTTGATGTATACGACAGAATGTATCTAGATGATTATTATGGTGTGCCGGAGCCTACACATGCAACGTGGTTACCAGAAGTTGTAGTCACTCCAAAATATCGCAAAGGTAAAGATTCTGGTATTCACATTAAGCCCGAAAATCGCGGTAAGTTCAACGCCATAAAGAAACGTACAGGTAAGACTACAGAAGAGCTTACGCACAGCAAAAATCCGTTAACCAGAAAGCGTGCAATATTTGCACAGAATGCTAAAAAGTGGAAACATTGATTATGAAAGACACTAAAGACTTTAATGAACGTTTCTAGCGTTGGAAGAACGGAGAGAATTACTGGGAGATGAGAGGAGTTAGTTTAAGTACTAACTCCGATCGACCAGCTACCAAAGAACAAGTCGAATAGATCAAATCGAGGTTGGCTAAATTTTAGGACGGTAAAGATGGTGATAATCCAAGACCGATAACTACTAGTGGCGCTGGGTATATACCACCAGCTCCAAATATCAATCCAATTAATTTGCCAAATAGTGTAGAAGAGGCAAGAATGCGTCTATATAATAAAGTGTCTCCTGTTTGGGGATTTACTGACGATACAGTCAAAGCGTTCTTTGATACTATGTTATATGGAGATAATGTGTTTGCTCAAACTGTTGGTGAAAAAGACGAATTTGGGTTTAAAAATCCTCCAGTAATAATAGACGATCCATATGTTGATGGTGTGTGGGCTGAATATTTGCAAATACCTGAAAATAAACGCAGAAGTAAATACAAACTTCAGAAATCGAAGTATAGGCCCACTATTGGGGATGAAAATGTAACATATTATACTATTCCTATAAATGAACGAGCAAAAGAAGAATTGGTTAACGAGGGAGTACGCATTCCATTAAATAAAAATAAAACTTCTACAACGTTGATGGGATATAATCATGGAGAACATACTGTAGGTAAAGGCTTTGATCCGCAAAAAGGAGAATATATCTCATATTATGATAGATGGGATTTAAATCCATTCAGTAGTAGGTATTCGTCCGAAACGAAATTAAAAAACAATTTAATATTAAAAAAATTAGGGTTATTAGATAATAGAAAGTACGGTGACCTCTCATTTGGATTAGGCAAACCTCTTGATTTTTATGATAGAATCTATCTTGATGATTACTTTGGTATTAACCAACCTACACATGCAACATGGTTGCCTGAAGTTATAGTCACTCCAACACATAGTAAAGGTAAAGATTTTGATATTCATACTAACAAAAACGACTTATGAAAATATTAGAATCCCCAAAAAGAAAATAGCAAAAAGAAAATGACTATAGACGTCATGCTCTTTTACGTAAGATAAAGCGTCGCAGGAAGTCTAGGATGGAGTAGTTGAAGAAGGGTAATATTCCTACATATGAAGATGGTAAAGATACTACATCTACTGTTTCTAATGGTTCTACTGTTGATCAAATGCGTAGAGAAGAACAGATGCTTTCACAACTACCTAGAGATTATGCAGAGGGTTCTTATAGAAACGCGGTTAATAGGAAATATATGTCTGATGAACAAAAGCAAGCTTTATATACACAGAGATAGATGTATGAGGCATATAAGAATCGTAGTAAAGCTGGATAGAGGTTTTCAGATGCTTTAGATACAGTTGCAGATGTATCAATGATGTTACCACCACCGATTAATTGGTACGGCCACTCTTATTATGGCTTAAAGGGTGCTTAGAATTTTATACAAGGTGATTATGGTGAAGGCGCAATAGATACTAGTATAGCTCTGGCGCCGTTTTCAGGGAATGCTTTTAAAACTGCTCGCAGTGTTCTTGGTCGTTTCTGGTGAGGTTGCTGGCGAAGAATTAAGCAAATATAATTTAAAACAGCTTGCTTAGTATTTTTCAGTTCATTAGAATCTCGTAACTAAAATGGATATGATAAATTCTGATGATGCAAAGGTGATTAGGTATTTTTATGAAAACGACGTTAAGCCAAGAATGTTAAACAATTTAAGTGACGCTTAGTTTAGTGTAACGTAGGATATATGTGACATACTTGGAGACAACTTGGTTACAACTAGAAATATAAGTATTGCTGATTTTGGGGCTACTAATCCTTGGGGAGGATTTTCATACGGTATAAACGATCTAATGTTAAACAGTAGACATCTTGAAGATCCATTACGTAGACAAGCTACTTTAGCTCACGAAATACACCATTCTGGCCGCAAGGAGTTGGCAGAAAGATTGCCAAATACTTCGAGAGCTATTGCACAAGGTAATCCATATGGATCTAAACCTCTACCTAATTTATATCGCAACTCTGGTTATACTTAGCAAGAAGCTGAGGTGTTAGATCAAGCATATAGATTTTCAGATGAATATTTGAAAGCACATCCAGGAGTTTCTCCATTAGATGAGAAAGCTGCCACTAACACTGAGATGCGCTTACGTTTACATAAAGCTAGTGGCGGTAAAACTGGAAAAGCTCTTGATCGATACATCGATTAGTTATCCGATGAAGATTTGAGGGCTATGTATTTTGATAATTATGCTAACGGGTACGCTAAAGATTTTAGTAAATCTTTCGATAAAGACAGTTACGCTAAGATTCGTAAAGCTTTAAAATATGCTGCTGTCGTTGCTCCGTTGGTAACAACTAATTCTAATAAAAATGACTAACGATTATATATCAAAAATAAATTAGAATAACGCGTGGATACGGATAAACGATCGTGTTACTAGAAATTGTACTGATGTACAAAACATGCCTGAAGTAGTTTCCGATGTATTAAAAGAATATAATCAGCGCGGCATTAAAAATCTTAGAACTTATTTCGGTAGAGGAGATTATAAAAATAAGTTCGTAATGACTGTGATAAATAATATCAAACGCATATCGAAAAATAAGATGCTGGAAAGATTACATTCAGAAGAAGACCCTGGTTTAGTTTTGTCAGATGAATTTTTAGAGCGACTGAGTTAGGTTGGTACTGAGCTGCCTGAGAACTATAAGATATGGGTTGGCTCTGTTGCTTTTTTTAATAAAACGAGCACGGAAGAACCTGAACAAACAGAAACTGTAGACAACGTTGTGATACTTATTGATTTGGATGATGATGGTAAGCCTTACTATTTCGGTGACGGCGACGCGATTTACCCAGTCACATGTATGGTAGACTAGAATGTGGTTTACTATAGCGGAAATGAGTATATCGATTTTAATCCAGCATATATATTACTTGCCGACAATCCAACAAGATATCGTGCTGAATATCTTAACTACGGTAGCGTATCTTAATATAACAGAATAAACTGTAACAAATTAAATAATTTAAATTATGCCTAGAAAGAAGAAAGTAGATCTATCTGCATTTAGTAATGCATTAGGAGAACTTGGGATGGGTGATCCCATAGAATTATCTTCTCCTACAAACCTTGATGATCCGTCAATGTTTACAGACGGAAATGCAGATATTGAGAACTTAGATGATATAAACAACAAACCGGCTGAAGATAATACTGAAGCTGAGGATAACAATAATAATGAGGAAAACAATGAAGATATTCCTCAGGAAGTATTAGATAGAATTAACAATGTAAACGATCCTCAAAACACCCAAGAAGATGACAACAACGAAGAGGATGACAATAATGAAGTCGATCCTACGGAAGCTGCTGGCGTAAGCACTTTCTTTGACGCCTTCGCTGAAGCTCTTCATTGGGATGTACCTGATGAAGAAAAGCCACAGAGTGTGGATGATCTAATTAATTACATCAGTGATGTTGTAGAACAGAATTCTGTTCCGGAATACGCAGACGATCGCATTGCTCAGCTAGATGAGTATGTAAAGAAAGGTGGTCGTTTTGAAGATTTCTACAACAATATGTCCAGGACTATTTCATACGATAATATAGACCTGGAAGATGAGGATAATCAGAAAGCAGTTGTTCGAGATTACCTCAAATTATAGGGGTATGACGACGACGCAGTTCGTCGTAAGATTGAACGCTTCGAAGATGCTGACATGTTGGGCGATGAAGCAGAAGATGCTTTAGGTCGCTTAAAATAGTATTCACAGAGAAACCTTGAACTGTAGCAGCAAAGACAAGAATAGATCATGTTGCAGCAACAGGAAGAAGCTAAAAAGTTCATGACTAGCTTAAATAACAGTATCAATTCTCTTGACAATATTAGAGGTATTTCGGTACCGAAAGAAGATCGTAAAGCTCTGTTGGATTATATTACCTGTACAGACGCCGATGGCCTAACACAGTATCAAAAAGATTTTAA